CGCTGAAGTCATCAAGAGTGTAGTTGTGGACAAAAAACCCATTGTTGAGGGTTTTGTTCCCAAAATGAAAGACGTCATGTATAAGCAGGGTTTTGATGCTTCAAGCATTACTCCCGAGAGTAAAAGAGTATTAGACCAAGTTTTAGACGGACCTTTAAAAGATAGCAAAATCACTGGGATGAACCTAGAAAAGATGGAGTTCTGGCGCAGAAAGCTTTCCAACAGAGCCAATCAAATGAAGGGAGATCCTGAAGGTGTAATGCTGGGGCGCATTCTTAACGAGTACGATACTTTCATGGCGAAGCTACCCCAAGAGGCACTCAAGACAGGCAATGAAGATGCCTTGGCCGCTATTAACAAAGCGCGAAGCTTGCGCAGAAGGCAAGGTGTATTGTTTGAGCGTGATAAGGTCGTACAAAAAATGGTTACAAACGATGAACTGACCAACGAAGAACTGGCAAACATGGTTCTAGCAGGAACGGCTAAGGGTAAAAATGCCAACGCAAGTACCGGGCGCGTGGTTAAAAACCTCAAGCGTGCAGTCGGCGAAGGACAGGCCGAAGAGCTCACCCAATCCATCAAAAAAGGAACGCTTGCAAGAATACTGGACAAGGCCGAGCAAAGAACCCAAAGAGCCGGGCAGGATGTCAATATGATAAGCCCCGCTAAATTGGAAACGGAACTTTCAAACCTGCTCAAGAACAAAACCTTTATGCGAGAGGTTTATTCGCCCGAAGAGCAGAAGTTATTGACCGCTCTTCGCAACGACATAAAGAAAATTGCTAGCGATCAGCCAGGATCAAAGAACTACTCAAATACGGCTTATACAATCATGCAGTTTTTTCAAGATTTACCACTGGGCCTTAGTAGCGTTTCAGCTGTAAGTGATGCTGTTTTAAAGCCTTTGGGTAACCGTTCTGCCAAAAAAGAACTTAAAGGGGCACTAGACCCTTATCTGAATAAAATTAGAGAAGAATTAACTGGCACAGCCAAAATCTACGGCGCATCAGCCGGCGGAATTGCATCATCAGGAGAATAAATCATGGCTAAACTATCACCACAAGGCCCGTTTAGAGCACTAGACGGGAACGGCACCCCTTTGTCTAACGGTCTGCTCTATACCTATGAAGCAGGCACTACAACACCCAAAGACACGTATACAACATCAGATGGGACGGTAGCAAACTCTAATCCGGTCGTTCTGGATAGTAATGGATACGCTAACGTATGGCTGGGGTCTGGAAGTTATAAACTTGTACTGACAGACAAGAATGATGTCGTTCAATACACGCTCGATAGCGTTCTTGGCGACACAACTGCGGGATTTGGTGGTAGCACGACAGAGACTGACAGCAATTTGAACATTACGAGCGTATTTGATAAATCCGCAGTAATCTGTACCAATACCTTAACTCTAAGCCTTCTTGACGCTGATAGTGCAGGCGATGGTTTTTATTTCATCGTGAAGAATGCCGGGCTGGGTGATGTGACGATTGACCCTGACCTTTCTGAAACAATTGATGGTGCTGAGACCCTAACACTGCAACAGAACGAGTCTGCAATCATCCGTTGCCAAGGTGAAAATTGGAATAGTCTTTTTCTTAATGTTATTCAGGATGGATCGATTACAACTGACAAGATTGCGGATGATGCTGTCACCGCTGAAAAAATTGCAGATGGTGTATTGCTTACGAAAACAACCCAACCTGAAGCCGAAGCCGGAACAGACAACGAAAATTACATGACCGCCCTGCGTACTAATCAGGCTATTTCTGCACTTGCACCTAAACCCATTGGCGTAAACCAAACATGGCAAACCCCATCAAGGGCTATGAATACGACCTATACAAACAGCACAGGCCGGCCGATACAGGTTGTGGCAAGCATTTATCACCCCGCTGTTGGTCAAAGCAGATTTGAAATAGATGGTATTGTTTGTGCAAGAATTTTAGTCAACAGTGATTCAGGGAGTGCAAGGCTGGTATCAATTTACAGCCTTATTATACCGAATGGATCAACCTATAGGATTGTGCAAGAAAATAATTCACCAACAATAAATACTTGGGCGGAGTTAAGATAATGAAATATTATATAAACGAAGATAAAGAGTTATTCGCTTTTGAGTCTGATGGCAGTCAAGATGATTTAATTAAAGATGACATGGTTAATGTGCCTGAGCCACCATCCCCAAATCATACATGGAACGGAACTGAGTGGGATTTGGATCAAGCTGCCGTTCAATATCAAAGTCTCGCAACTCTCAAGGCCTACAAAACTCAAGTTGAAGAGGGCGGGTTTGATTTTAACGGTATCCATGTTCCCACAGACGAAAAGACTGAACGCAGGATCATGGGTGCCCGAATTAAAGCCGAAGCTGATCCTGCCTATTCAATCCCAGACTGGACAACTGATGGGGGTGAAACGTCTGTAACCCTTACAGCAGAAATGATTATCGCTATTTCAAATGCATTTGATAGCCATATACAGAAATGCTTCACAGCGTTAACAGGTGTCCGAGCGGAATTGGAGCAGTTAGATAGCGAAGAAGATATAAAAAACGCGTTTGATGCAGCGTACAGCGCAGAGCAAGGGGAATAAATGGATTATGATTTGCTGGTAAAGTTTTTAAATTGGCTGTGGCTTCCTTTATCAGCTGCAGTCGGCTGGTTATTCAAGAGGCTTAGCGCCATAGAAAATAAGGCTGATACTGTTAACAACGACCTGAACAACCATAAAATCCATGTCGCACAAGTCTATGTCACGCGTCAGGAGCATCTGGACGTATATACCCGGTTTGACGGAAAGCTTGACCGGATTTTGGACAAGTTGGATCAAAAACAAGATAAGTAAAATAGCGAACATAAAGTTGCAAGGTGGCCATAGAGCCGCCTTTTTTAATGCCCACTGAAAGGGGATGCATGACAGCGAAGCTACTTTTTTGGGATACAGAGATATCGCACGTTATTTCGCAACATTATGGGCTTTGGAATACCAATATATACCCTGACAACATACTGCAAGATTGGTTCATGATATGCGGGCAGTGGCGTTGGCATGGGAAGCGCAAGATTGAGACTGTTAGCCTATTAGATGATATGGAGCGCTTCAACAGCAACTCTTGGGATGTGCGCAACCTTCACATTGATGATTATCATGTTGTTAAAACCCTGCGCGATACTCTGGCCCAGGCAGACATCGTTATCCACCATAATGGTGACAGGTTCGACATTAAAAAGCTAAACGCGCGTTGCATTTACCACCGCATACCACCAGTGCCCCCAATTCGCACAGTGGACACATTAAAAGAAGCGCGCAAGATTGCCGCAATTTCCAGCAATTCTTTGGATTACCTTGCCAAGTATTTTGATTTGGATTGCAGGAAGATCAAGCTGAAACCGGGAACCATGCAACGTGCCGGGCTTGGCGATGAAAAGGCCATTAAAGAGGTTGTGCGATACGGGCGAGGGGATATCCCGCCATTGGAAGGCGTTTACGACCGTCTGCTTGGCTTCATGAAATCCCATCCGAACTTGAACGTCTATCGCGCAGATGGTGATCGTTTCCGCTGTCCAAAATGCGGATCAGAGAATTTAACCAAAGACGGCCATAGCTACACAAACGCAGGCAAGCGCAGGAAGTACAGGTGCAACAACTGCGGCCACCACCCAACAGACCCAAGAACAATATCAGCAGGAGGGCTGAGATAATGTTTAAATTATCAGCAAGATCACAATTAAGGCTATCCAACGTTCATCCAGACCTAAAAAAGGTTGTCGAGCGTGCAATTCAGCTCACAAAGGTAGATTTTACGGTTCTGGAAGGTCAAAGAAGCGTAGAGAGACAACAGGAGCTGTTTAAATCCGGCGCAACCACCACAATGAACAGCAGACACTTAACAGGACACGCTGTTGATTTGGGGGCATATGTTGGGGGCTCTGTTCGCTGGGATTGGCCACTATATTACAAAATTTACGATGCTATGGCCCAAGCATCGCAAGAGTTGAATATCCCAATTGAATGGGGTGGCAACTGGAAAACTTTCAAAGATGGGCCGCACTATCAATTACCTTGGAAGTATTACCCTAAACAGAAGGAGAATGAAAATGTCTGAAAAACTAACTGAAAGCAAACCTTGGTATCAATCCAAAACCATCATTGGCGCTCTTGTGGCTGTAGCTGCATCTATTGCCGGTGCTACACTGGATGTCAATCTTGGCGCAGAAACGCAAAGCCAGGTAACGGACGCATTGCTGGCAATCGTAGGTGCCGTTGGTGGCGCCATTGCAGTATATGGACGCATCAAAGCCGATACAAAGGTTGGTAAATGAGTATTGGGCTAATGTCCGAGCTGATCAAGGCCGTGATCTTTCCGATTGCGGTCTTGTGCGGCCTAATATGGGTATTCAGGCAGGGCAAGAAAGAGCAGGAGGCTGAACAGAATGAAAAGACGCTGGACAACATTGAGAAAGCTCAATCTGCTAGGCGTGATCCTGTTAAGCGTGCCAACGCTAAGCGCGTGTTCAAGCGCGAAAACAAGTGATTATTGCTTACTCTATCAGCCAGTCTATTACCATGAAAGTGACACAGAAAAGACTATTGAAGCCGTAACAGACAACAACGTGGTTTACTTAGAGCTGTGCGACTGATTTGCAAAAATTTTACTTGCGCATTTGGCGTATTCGCGCATATTTGATAAAATGCCATCAGGAACCTGCGCTCTCCCATAGTACCAATTTTTAATTGTATCGTATCGGACGTTTAGCAGTTTTGCGGCCCCCTTTTTTGAAAGGCCGCAATAATCTATTAAATGTTTGAAATCTTCATTCATCTGGTAACGCTTCAATGCAGTCGATTAATTTATCCAGCAAATCTCGTGATTTTTTTAATTCGGCAATATCGTACTCGTCTTTATCGGCTAAACTTTGAATATTAGGGAAATCTTCTTCCTTTAACTCGTCTGCAATCATATCTGATAGCTTTGCTACAAAAACTTCCTCTTGAGCGTCCCCATAACTATCCACATCATGGATGATTAATTTGCCAGTAACAATGTCAAACCAACCGTTGAATTCTAGATTGTATTCAAACTTCATTGTATTCTTAATAAAATTTTTCATTATGTCTCCTTTACATTTTTGGTGGGGCTGATCCCCTAACCTCATAATTAAATATTTACACGAAATAGTGTAAGCGTCAATAGAGAAAATGCTGAATTAGAAAAAAATATCATGGCGCCTGTCATATTTCTCTGAGATTAGGGCAACTAGATCAACCTTATTTGTTTGAGCTGTGTGCATAGCGATTTTAAGGACTCTGTGAAGGCTTCCAAGGTGTTTGACTTTAGATTGCAGGTGTTCTTCGTTAAAAAGCACCACAGGGCGAATATAGGCGTGTTCCCGGTCGAATAGCACCTGGATATGACTGCATCCGATTTCGTCTTTGGGATGGAATTTTTCTACACGAATCATAGCCTGTTCACTATTTGTTCTTTGGCTATAATTGCTGTTTTATCCTGGCAGAGTCAAGATGCTTTAAATGCAAAGCTTTCTATTGCGCGTAGTTTCTCAGCTAGAGTAGGGGCGCCATATGCCGGCCTGCGGTACTTATGCCCCATAAGCTCGCACTGCAATCTTTCATCAATACCATGTTGTCTAAGCAGATCTTGAAAGGTGTGTCTGAGTGAATAGAGTGTATGCCGCGGTGTAGGGCGCAGCTCATTACGTTCTAGGTACTTACTGACGCAAGCTGATAGTGAATCTGACTTCCTTTTGTATTTAACAAGGCCCTGTGGATACTGTTGGAAAGCACACAGCGTCACCCCGGTCAAAGGGATTTCTCTTTCGCTTGTGCTCGTTTTGAGCTGGAGGTCATCTTTAGGGGCAATTTTGACGTAGGGTATGTCAGCATCTAAGTGGATATCTTCAGCATCCAAGCCGCATATCTCTGAAGGTCGCATGCCAGTGTTCGCCATCATCGCAATTACAGCCCAAGCTTCATCATTTAAGCCCTGTAGGTTTGATCTGTCCAATAGCTTGTTTTGCACGAAATCCGGTTGGAAGGCAGGGCGGGGCGCTTCTTTTTCGTCAATCAAGAGGTCGTCAAACAGCTTTTTGATCGGCAGGCCTAGCTGCAGATGCTTCTCAATGGTTTTAAACGTTACTTTTACACGCATGATTTGCTGATTGACTGTATGCGCTTTAATGTCACCATTCACATGCCTGGCAACATGATAGCCGCGAAATTTGAGCATGTCCGATCTGTCTACATCCAAATACTGTTTGTTACCTACAATCTTAATAAAGCTCTTAAAGGCAGTCTCTCTTGGAGTCTTCCACCTTCTAATCTGGGCCTCGCTCTTTCCTACTCGCATTTCTTGGGTGAAATCAATAAAACGCTCAAAGCATTCGTTAAGGTATAGTCCGGGTTCTTCTATACCGCCTAACAATGCCTGAACCTTACCCTTAGTTCGTGAGGGGTCCTGGTCAACGAGCTTTGAAAGCCTTGCCATGATCTCTTCCGGTCCCGTCTCTGCAATTTGCGCTGCCGGCATATAACTAAAGCCATGCATTTTGGCAATCTTGACAGCCCGGCGGTACTTCTCTTCTTTTCCCTTTCCGCCATTTACGGACAAATCATCCCAAAAGCCCTCAAGTTGAGTGTTTAGCTGTGCGGCCTTCTTAATAGCGGTGGTTTCATCACTGGTTTTTAAAGACAGAAATATAACATCCCGCCCATCAATGTCTCGAATGTGGCTAGGCACTCTGCGTCTGTAATAGTAGGTGCCATTTTTACGTTTTTTCAAATAGTCTGTCATGTGCCCTGTGTATCAAAATGTGTATCAAATTGTGTATCAGATTCGGAAAATTTGCAAAAACAAAAAAACAAGGGTCTACGCTATGGAACGTAAACCCTTGAAAAAATAGACTTTTTTTATTTTATTGGGGTTTTTTTGTGGTGCCGGAGAGGTGATTTATATTGAATTAACTCAAATAAAAAGCCAATAAAAACAAAGATATATAAAACTACTTCACCAACTGTGTATCATTCTGTGTATCAAAACGTGTATCAAAATTAGTTTGATTTTTAGCCCGCTTAAGAGCCAAATCTAACATAGAATTTCTGTTTATTCTGCGCTGATATTCATGATGCAAAGTCTCGAACAAGGGGAGGTACTGTTGATCACCGCCGGCGATTAACTTAGACAGATAATCTAATCCCTTCTCGATTTGCTTGATAGTATGCATGTTTACGTTTTGTTCTTTAATTCTTCAAATTTTTTTTGGCTTGGATCAGGCTTAACAGAAATGCTCCAAACAACATCCCGGCAATAAACACGACCCCGTAGATTTCATCTTGTGACATTCACCCCTCCTTCATT